TAAAAAGAGTTGTAAGATTATTAGATAATGATTTAGGTTATAAAGTGTTGCCTGGTCTATATGCAACTTGTAATCCTGATAGCGATTTATGTTGGCAGAATATAGCTGCGACTACTGATAAGATATTTTTACCTCATAAATCTATAAACTAGATTATAGGTTCTTCTTCGCCTGTGATTAATTCGTAAGTGAGACCATTTGCTGAACACCAAGCTGCTTGTTCAGTTCTTGAATCTGAAAAATCAGTTAATGCCGTAAACTCATTGTAAGTTTCTTCGTCTTTAAATCCAACTTTGAAATATTGTATTAAACTATCGTCTGATATTTTTCTTTCATAATGAATAATCTTTTTAGGATCCGTATTCATATATTCACTAATCTTTTGACCTAAAGGTGTCGCTAATACCTCAGCTTCATCTTTTCTGATATAAAACTCTTTTGAAGTATCAGGTCTAGTATAACTGGCTAATGACCAAAATGCCATAATTTTCTCCTTTTTTTAATCTTCATATAGTTATTTATATCGTATAAATAGTATGGTATAAGGAGTATATAATATGATTACAATAGATGGTAAACAATATGATGAGACAAAATTCAGTCCTGAATTACAGAATTACCTAGTGGTAAGACAAGAAATCCAGGTCAATGCAACGAGACACAAACTTGAGCTTGAAAAAATTGATGTTTTGACTAATCATTATAACGCTAAAATAGTAGAATTAATAAAAAAAGAAGCACCAGAAACAGAGATTAAAGTAGAAGAGAAAAAATAGATGGCCGCAATTGCTAACTTACAAGTAGACCAAGGCGCAACTTTTACCTCGGATGTCACCGTAAAAGACGCTAATGGTAACCCATTCAATCTGTCAGGATATACTGCCAGAGCAAAGTTAGCAAAGGGCTATCAATCCACGCAGACTAGACAAGATTTCACAACAACAATCGCTTCAGACGCAGCCTCGGGTGTAGTAACCCTTGGCCTTTCAGCAACTCAAACAGCAGCTCTTGAAGATACTAGGTATGTTTATGACCTAGAAATTCAAACAGGTGATGTGGTTACAAGAGTTATTGAAGGAATAATCTCTGTTAGACCACAGGTTACTACTTAATTCTAACTCGTTTTCGTTATAAATATAGAAAAGAGGGAAAGATTTATGCCTGATATAACAGCAAAAATTAATGTAAATACAAGTGCCGGTCCACAAAAAGTAGCAGTAACCTTACCCTCTGCTCAGGCAGCTGGGAATAGCACTTTACAATTAAAATTATTAGGTGACGTTGACACAACAGAATTAAATGATGGTGCATTATTACAATATAGAGCTTCAGACGGTAAGTTTGTAACCAGAACGGAGATAGTAACCACAACCGGAACGCTCTTGTTTAATTGTGGTAACTTTTAGGAATAAAAAATGGCAACTATAATTCAGATAAAAAGAAGTTCCGCAACTTCAGCACCTTCAACACTAAAACAAGGTGAATTAGCATTAACATTCGGTACAGGTTCACAAGCAAACCTAGGTGATAGATTATTCATAGGTACAGGTTCAATTGATGGAAATGGTGACGCAACTAGTATTGATATAATTGGCGGTAAATATTTTGCAGATTTAAATGACCACGCTCACGGTACATTAACTGCTAACTCAACAATAATTGTTGACTCAAATAAATCAATAGACGAATTAATCATAGGTAATTCAGCAACTGCTGGTGGTCAAGTTAAGATAAATGAGGGTACTAATAACGGTTCAAACTTTATTGCCTTAAAAGCACCTAACAGCGTATCTGCTACAACAACTTTCACATTACCTAATGGCGATGGTACAGCAGGTCAGTTTATGAAAACTGATGGTTCTGGTAATTTATCTTTTGAGACAATCTTTTCAAACATAGATTTAGCTGGCGATACAGGTACAGACGTTTATAATACTAATGAGACTTTGACATTTACAGGTGGTACTGGTCTTGATTCAGCAATCACAAATAACAACGTAACCTTTAACATTACAGATTCAGGTGTAAACACAAACCAAATAGCTGATGACGCAGTAACCAATGCTAAGTTATCAACAAATGGTGAAACTACTTTAGGTTCGTCTGTATTAACTTTAGGTTCTACAACAACAGATATTGCAGGTTTAACTTCACTAGTTATTGATGACATTACAATTAATGGTCAAACAATGTCAACTGGTGCTTCAAACAAAGATATTAATTTATCTCCTCACGGCACAGGTACGGTAAAAGTTCCTAGTGGTTATGAAGATAGAAGTGGTTTTGATAGTCAATCATTAGCAAACAAAGCATATGTTGACCAAGTCGCTCAAGGTTTAGATACTAAACCATCTTGTAGAGCAGGTACTACTGCTGACTTATCAGCAACTTACGATAACGGAAGTTCAGGTGTTGGTGCAACATTAACAGCAGGTTCAAATGGTGCTATCGTAGTTGACGGTGTTTCACTTTCAGTTGGCGATAGACTTTTAGTTAAAAATCAAACAACAGCTTCTGAAAACGGTATCTATTCGGTAACAACGCAAGGTGATGGTTCAACTGCCTTTGTATTAACAAGAGCAACTCCTGAAGACCAACCAAGTGAATTATCAGGTGGCGCTTTCGTATTCGTAGAAGAAGGTACTGCTAACGCAGATAACGGTTATGTATTTACACATACAGGTGCTCCAACTTTTGGAACAACTGCTTTAGATGTAGCACAATTCTCTGGTGCAGGTCAAATAGACTCTGGTGCCGCTTTAAGTAAAACAGGTAATAGACTTGATGTTGAAGTAGATGACTCTTCAATTGAAGTAGCTACAGACGCATTAAGAGTTAAAGCAGCTGGTATTACAAATGCTATGTTAGGTGGTTCAATTGCAACTTCTAAACTGGCAAATCCTACAATATTCTTTACAGATGAAAGTTCAACGCAAGGTCAAGTATCTTTAGAAGGTACTTTAGAGTTCTTGGCAGGTGAGGGTATGAACACAACTGCTAACGGAAATAAATTGACAATCGCAGGTGAATTAGCAAGTAATTCAAATATCGGTGTTGCTAAGTTTAGTTCAGATAATTTCACGGTAACAACAGGTGATGTAACCGTAACCACAATTGACGGAGGTTCTTTCTAGTGTTTTGTGTGATTAGAAAATGGTGGGATAGTGTTTTAAAATCTTATGATGATAAACAAGTAAAATACTTATCAGGCAAAAAGAAAAGTAAAGAAGTTAAACTTGTTGATTTAGAATATAAAACAAAAAAAGAATTAGAGATTATCGGTAGAAAAATCGGTATAGAATTAGACAGACGATTAACTAAAGACAAATTAATTAACAGAATTAAATATAAAGTAAGAAATAGAAGAAAATAATGGCAACCGTAATTAAACCAAAAAGAACAGAGGTATCATTAAGAATACCATCATCTTCAGCCCTTGAAGTTGGTGAGTTGGCTATGAACGCCTCTGATGGTAAGTTTTTTACAAAACTTAACAATGGTACGGTTAGAGAGCTAGGTGGTGCAGGTTCAGTAATTTTACAAGACGTTACCACTAACGGTAATATAACTACAAACGATTTAATCTTAAATGGTTCAAATTTAGTATTTGAAGGATTATTAGAAAACGCTTTTGAAACTACTTTAAAAGTTGTTGAGCCTACTGGTGATAGAATAGTAAGATTGCCTAACGTTTCTGGTGATGTTATCACAACTGGAAATTTAACAAAAGATGGTACTGCTACAGGTGACCCTTTAGCAGCTGAAGGTGACGCAGTAGCATTTGCTATCGCATTAGGAGGATAATATGGCAAGTTCGTTTATAAATGCAGGTGCAGCTCTAAATGTAGGTGATTCGGCAAGTGCTAACGTTTATACGTGTCCAGCAGGCACAAAAGCAGTTATCCACGCTTGTATGATATCAAACCTAAATCCATCAGGTACTTCTAAAGGGACAATCAAAATTACGACAGATGGCGGTACAACGTTCAGACACGTTATTAAAGATGGTGAGGTACCACCAAATGACACTTTACAGATGGATAAACCTCTAAATTTAGAGGCTGGCGATATAATCAGAATTTATGGTGATGTAGCTAATATGGAATGTTTTTTATCTATATTAGAATTAAGTTAAAAACTTTTATAAATATAGATAGAATTTAAGTTAGGAGAAGACCAGAATGGCACTAGTAGTTAATAAAGTTTACAATGCTAAAGACGCAAATGGTAAAGTTATTACTAGTGAATATGCTCTCCACGGAATGAAGAGAGACGCTGATGGTCTTTTAACTTATAGTAAAGTAAATTGGTATAGTGGAGACACTATTAAAATGGACAATGGTGAGGGTACTGCTTACAACTCTGTTGGTTCTTTTCAAACGAATGAAATGGAATATGCGAGTGGTCCTTATGGAGTAGGTCATAATATTAATGATATACCTGTTGAGTATAATTCAACAAATGACCCACGACTTGCTAATACTAAATTTAGAAACTATGAGCAACACGTTTTTGATGAAAATAAAGCGACATACTTTATTAATGATGAAGGCTATTTGATATTGAGAATTGGAAGTGAATATACGTATAGCTCAAAAGATGGTGCAACTGGAAACTGGACCACATAATAAGGAAATATAGGAACGAACAATGGCAGATTTTGTACTAGGTAGATTAAAGTTTCACTTCAAGGGTGCTTGGTCAACCGGAACCGCTTATATCAAAGATGACGTACTTACTTATGGTGGTAATGCGTTTGTATGTAAAGTAAACCATACAGCTTCAGCAGATTTTTACACAGATTTAAACCACGCAACGCCTAAATGGGCAAAAATGGCCGGCGGTTTTGAATACAAAGGAAATTGGGCGTCAACTACTCTTTACAAAGTTGACGACATTGTAACCTTTGGTGGTTCAACATACAGATGTTTAACAGGTCATACTTCACAAGCAGACTTATATGACGATAATGCTAAATGGCAAACATTCGCTGCTGGTTTAGCTTGGAGAGGTGATTGGCAAACTTCAACATCTTACAGAAATGATGACATAGTTAAATATGGTGCAAACACATATCTATGTACAACTCAACATACATCTTCAGGTGCAACTTTAGATGAAACTAAATTTACTTTATTCGTATCAGGATTAGAATTTGAAGACTCTTGGTCTTCATCAACTTTATACCAATTAGGTGACATAGTAACCTACGGCGGTTATAACTATGTTGCTGAAAGAGCAAACAATAACGTTATACCTTATAACAACTCTTCAGATTGGAAATTATTAACAACAGGATTTAACAATACAGGTACTTGGTCAAACTCAACAGCATACAAAACTGGTGATACCGTTAATCACGGTGGTCATTATTATGTGGCTAAAATTGATGGCACAGGTCAAGAACCAACAGGTACAACTAACTCATATTGGGATTTAGTTGTTGAAGGTTTATATTGGAGAAACAATTGGGCAACAGGTACTGCTTACAAAATTGGTGACGCAGTATCACACGGCTCATCTTCATACAGAGCAAAAACAAATCATACATCATCAGCTTCAAACAGACCAGATGTTTCAGGTCAAACTTCTTGGGACTTACTTGCAGAAGGAGATTCAAACGCAACTCTAACTACAAGAGGTGATATACTAACTAGAGACGCAACTCAACGAGTTAGATTACCAATCGGCGCTGCTGGTACTTTCCTAAAATCAGATGGTACAGATATTGTTTGGGCATTACCAAATGTTTCAGATAAAGTTTATTACGTATCTACTTCAGGTGCTGATAATACAGATACAGGTAGAGGTACTTCTCCTGAATTACCTTGGAGAACAATTAAATATGCTTGTACACAATTAGCTTCAGACGCTACAAATTTCAAAACAATTAAAGTTGCAACAGGAACATATACTGAACAATTACCGATTACGGTTCCTAGAAAAACTGCTATCATAGGTGACAACTTACGAAGTGTTACCGTTTCGCCAGATACTACAACTAACAATGGTTCAGGTGCTGGTATTTCAAGTGATGGTTCAACACCGAATAACAGACAGACAATGTTTAGATTAAATGACTCTTGTACATTATCTGGTATGACATTTAGTGGTATGACAGGACAATTACAAGGTTCAGCTAGTGCAGATGGTATTACAAGACCAACAACAGGTACAGGTGCAACAGCAACTGGTGTTGTTTGTGCTCTTGACCCAGGAACAGGTCCAACAGATACGTCTGTTCATATTGTTGCAAGGTCACCTTTCGTACAAAACTGCTCATCAATTGGTACTAGAGCAATCGGTATTAAGATTGATGGTTCTTTACACAATGCAGGTAATAAATCAATTCTTGCAAATGACTTTACACAGGTTATAGATAACGGTATCGGTGTTTGGTTATTGAATGGTGCAAAATCAGAATTAGTATCAGTATTCACTTATTACTGCCACGTAGGTTATCTAGTAGATTCAGGTGGTGTAATGCGTTCACTAAACTCTAACAACTCTTATGGTGAAAAAGGTTCAGTTGCTTCAGGTGTTGACCCTAACGAAACACCTACAACAACAACGGTAACTACAAGAGATAATGAGGCAATCATTGGTAGAGCATTAGTATCAAACGCTGGTGTTTACAGATTAGAACAAGAATACGCAGGTGAAACTTACACGTCTGCTACAGAAACAATTACAGGTTCAGGCGCAAATGCTAACTTTACTGCTGACATAGATGACGGCGCCGTCAAACATATTGATGTAACCACAAATGGTGATGGACACTTTACTACAATTGGTGTTGCTCAAGGTGGTTCAACAACTACAATTAGATTAGCGGCTGCTGATACACAGGCAGATGATTTCTATAATGGTATGAGAATTACGGTAACAAGTGGTACGGCTTCAGGTCAAACTGCTTATATTGGTGATTACGTATCAGCAACAAAAACTGCTACGGTATATAAAGAAGATGGTACAGCAGGTTTTGATGTATTCGGTCCAACAAGTGTTGCAGTTGCTCCTAACGCAACGACAAACTATGAGATTGAGCCGAGAGTAACCGTAACCGGCGGTGGTTCTCCTACAAGAAATGCATTAGCAAGAGTTGTAATTGAAAACCAAAAAATAAAAAGATTTTTAATCATAGATGGTGGTGAAGGATATACTTCAGCGCCTTCAATTTCGGTAACTGACCCTAACGCAACAACGGTAGGAACAGGTACTGCTTCAATCGGCGATGGTGTAATTTCAAGATGGACTTACGTAGCTGCAGGTTCAGGTTATAAACAAGAGAACACAGCAGGAACGGTAAGCGGTGATGGTTATGCTGATATTTTACCAGTTGGTGCAACGGTTAAGACTTCTGGTCTATCAGCCGCTCCAAAAGCAGGTTCAAGTATCGTATTTTCAAATGCTTCAACGGTAAGTTATATTATCGTAACCGTTGTTTCACACGCTAACGGTGGTATAACAAATTTAGAAGTATCGCCAAATATTTCAAAAGCAAATGCTCCAACACACGGAACAACTGCTACAATAAGACAAAATTATTCAAATATCAGATTAACAGGTCACGACTTCCTAGATATCGGTACAGGTGGTATTGCAACAACAAATTATCCAGACTTAAATGGTTATACACAACAACCTGACCAAGCTGATGAAGTTGCTGATTTAGATAGAGGTAGAGTATTCTATACATCAACCGACCAAGATGGTAACTTTAGAGTTGGTGAATTGTTTAGAGTAGAACAATCAACAGGTAAGGCAACATTGAACGCAGAAGCTTTTGACTTATCTGGATTAAGACAATTATCTCTAGGTTCAGTTGCATTAGGAAATTTTGGTGCAACCGTTTCAGAATTTAGTACAGATGGTACTTTAGGAGACAACTCTGATAATGCTCTCGTTACCGAGAAGGCAATTAGAACATTCGTTGAAAACCAATTAGGTGGTGGTCAAAACAACTTGACCGTTAACTCTGCTGTAATTGGTGAAATAACAATTTCTGGTGCGAACATATCGGCTTCAACTGGAAATACAACAACATTTACTACAATACCACAAACTGCTGTTGCGCCTACAAGTGCTAATCACTTGGCTAACAAGGCATATGTAGACCAAAATGTGACCCCTAATTTACAGACTTTATCTTTTGATAGAGATACAGGTCAATTAAATAGACAAGTGGTTACAAACTTCAATACGGTAACTCAAAATGTAGATACATTAGTTAACGCTGCTGAAGAAAATTTAGGTTTTGACATTATAAACGGTTCAATGAGAATTGAGTTAGATAAAGGTGGTAATTTAGTTTATAGAACAATAGCTGATGAATCAAAAGCTGAGGCATAAGAGTATAAATAGGATAGAAAATGGCAATTACTAGAACAAATATTGGAAATTTATGGTTTAATTATCGTGGTGATTACGATAATACTATTGCGTATAAAAAAGATGATGTTGTAATTTGGAATAATACTGATTATTTAATGGTCAGAGAATCTAATACAACTGGAAAAAGACCAGAACAAAACACACAATACTACTACAATGTTGAAGTCGCAAACGACCCATTAGATTCAACAAACAAATTTAAAATAGACGCAGACGTAACCTCTACAATTGAATATGCTCCTACTCTATATGTAAGAAGAGGTGATAAAATTGTTTTCTATCAAAACAATAATAACAATGACGACAATCCTCTTGCAATATCAACTACAGCTGCTAGTCAATCTTCAAATTATTTAAATGATGGTGTTTCTTACTATCATCTTGAGGAGCCAGTTTCAAGAGCAGATTATATTAATACATCAAAATTCAATACTAAAACTGCTAGAAAAGTAGTTGTAGAATTTACAAAAGATACACCAGATGAAGTTTATTACTTCTCAACAGGTAATGCAAACTATGGTGGTAAAATTGTAGTTGCTGATTGGGACACTTGGAGACCTTTAAGAAATTCATTTAGATGGAGAAACTTACACGTTAACACATCAGGAACAATTTACTACGAAAACGATATTGTACAAATTAGAGTTGGTATTAACAATGACAGAGGAACAGATTACGAGCCTTATCAAGTTAAAGAAACATTATCAACTTACATATGTTTAAGACAACACACAACAGACGGTACAGATAGATATTTACCTTACAACAGAAATGTTGATACAAATGCTAATATGTACTGGTTGAAAATGGGTACAGAATACGAAGCTGATGACCAACAATGGGAAGACAATGGTTTAATTGAATCAGTAAATAATATTTCAGCTGCTGACGCAAACAGATTACACGGTACTTATCAATTTGTAACCGCTAAATCATCTTCAAGAGCAGGTGCATATCCAGGTATGTTTAGAGTTATAATTGAGGGTGACGGAAATATTAAAGCAATTGATAACTTTGCAGCTGCAAATTCTTCAAGAACAGCAGGTACATATACTAACTTAACTCAAAGTGCAACAACAGGTGTTGGTACAGGTGCAAGATTTAATATTACAATTGATAGTACAGGTGCTGCTTCAAAAGTAGAAATTATTAAAGAAAGAAATAAAGCGTCAACTCCAACTGGTGGTACAGGTTATGTTGACAACGAAGAAATTACAATCGCAGATGGTTCATTAGGTGGCGGTGGTGCTCCTGACTTTACATTTAGAGTAAATGGTGTCGGTGTTGCAGGTGCGGCTACGGTAACCGTTGAAGATACAAGATATGATTCAAGAAGAGAGAGAAGATATTTTAACGACACAGGTCAATTAGCAGGTGGTGAAGATAACCAAGTTGGTGATACAATTACAATTGATGGTGATGTATTCACTAAATCTGGTGGTACAGCTGCAAGTGATTTAACTTTTGATGTTGCAACTCTTCAAAAACAATTAAGAGGTAGCTCAGATTTATTTACAGGTAACCCACACGAATGTGTATCATTAGCAAACAGAGGTCCTGTATTTACAGATAACAAATACGAAAGATTAGGACCTGAAAGAACATTTAGATGTTCAGTTAACACACCAGGATTTATTGGTGGTACAGGTAACGCTTGGTTATGGGGCTCAAATTCAGATGGCGGTAACGCATTTAACCACGACTTAATGACAGGAAGACAATTAACTTTCCACCACTATGATTGGTGGAGAAGTACAGACAATGGTGGTACAGGTGTTCATACAACTCCTGACGGAGAAATTCCTAAAATAATTCAATTAGAATTAGGTTATGCTTGTGGTATGGCACTTATGAATTCTGGTGAATTATATCATTGGGGTTATGGTGGTCACGGTCAAAATGGTGACGCTTCAACTAATAACAGAGACCACCCGGTAAGAGTTGGTGGTTCTAACCAAAACGTTTATTTAGCAGCTAATAGTTCAACACACATATTTAAAGATGTTAGAATTAAAAGATGTTGGATTACAAACGTGATGGACGGACAAAATACTAATACTCACTCTTGTTATGCTTTAGATGAAAACGGAAATTTATGGTCTTGGGGTTATAACGGATATGGTCAGTTAGGTACAAACAATACAACTGATTACAATGTGCCTCAATTAATTCCAAAAGCAACTTATTTCAATAACAATGAGATTGACCATATATGGTGTTCAGGTGGTAACTATGTGATGGTTCACGCAGTTGACACAGCAGGAAATTTATATGCTTGGGGAAGAAACAATGATGGTCAATTAGGTGTAGGAAATACGTCTGACCAAAATACGCCTCAACAAATTACATCACCAGCATTTACAGATTCAGGTGTTGGTAGAATTAAAAGATTATTACAAGATACAGACTCGGATGACCAAAGAGCTGCAATCTTGACAGAAAGAGGAAACATTTATACAACTGGTTATAACGGTTCAGGTTGGATGGGAAATGGTAACACAACTGCTCTAAACACATTTACAATTTGTTCAAATGGTTGTGGTAATGCAACTAATTCAGACGCTCACAATATGTGGTTTACAGGTTGCGCTAACTATCCTAATTTCTGGATTGAAGATTCTCAAGGAAATATACAATGTGCTGGTTACAATAACTATTACAATTTAGGTATTGGTAATAACACAACACAAAATAGTTTCCAAACACCAAAAGTACAAATTGGTTCTAACGTACAAAAAGATATTAAAAATGTAAAACAAATTTCAAGTTATTCACATTATAACGATACGTCTGTAAGAATATTAACTTGGGACGGAATAATGTATTCAGCAGGTAGAAACACTTATGGTATGGCTGCTGTAGGTTTCAGTTCAGGTAATTGTAATACAGATAGAGACGCAGAGAATGGTAAAGAACATTTTAATGATGGTTACTTTATTCAAAACAAAATACCACCGTCAATGATGGCAAACGTTGAAGATGTAAACGGTTGTGGTTACGGTGACAACTCTGACTCAAACTATGGTTTCTTTGAATATAAAACATTTGATAACAGATATTACATAAACGGATATGGTGGTAGTTATATGCAAGGTCAATGGGACGGACAATATGTAACCATACCTCATCCGCCAATATTAGGATAAATATAAGAGAGATAAACAATGGCAAAAGTAAATTTAGGACGAGTAAAATTCAGTTTCCAAGGAGATTGGAATAAAAACACAAACTATCAAAAAGATGATGTAGTTTGGTTTAACAACTCTTTATGGATTTGTAAAAATCCTTATCTCTCAACTGGTTATGAAGAGTGTGCTCCAGGAGATAAACAATCAGGTTACAAATGGACAAGAACACTATCTAATGACCCGGACTTTAGAAGTGGTTATCATACCGTAAGAGATTATGACCAAAGGTCAGACGCTACAGGTAGAAGAATTGTAAACACTTCAAGATATGGTAGTGATGAAAATACTCAAAACTCAACAAGATTACCTTTTGAACAAGCTAACTACGACAGAATTTCAAATGGTATGTTCTTGGATTATCAATATCATTTACTACACGAAAAAGAAGCTTATGCTCAAGGTGATAGAAGTAATTTCTTTGGTTATGGAGAATTGAATACAGAAAAAAATGCTTTCTATCAATCATACACACCAGTTCACAACAACTTTTATGTAGAGGCGGTAACTTCTCCTTCAAACCAATTTAAATTTGACAATAGATTACCAAGTCAAGATTTAGGACAAGAACACGACGGAGATAGAAACTTTACACACTTTAGAGAGGGTGAAAAATACAGATTTCATCAAAGAGACGAATCTAATAAAACTTTTCCATTAGCGTTTTCAACAACCGTTGATGGTACACACGGCTCAGGTGGTACTTCATTAGCTGCTGACCCCGATGGTCCTTACTATGTTGTAGGTACTGACACAACAGGTCAATCAGGTGTTTTCTATCCATTATATCTATCAGCTGCAGGTGCAAATGCTGAAGACACTAGAATGGGTGGTGCAGGTGCAAGTGCTGTAGTAAACTTCTCTGGTTCAGGTGCAGAAATTATTAGAGGTCCTAATAATGAATTGGTAACAGACGATAATACAAATTTCTATTTACCAGATATGATAGACCCAACTGCCGTTGATGAAAGAATTTTTGAGGTTGCAGTAGTATCAGGTAACCCTAGTGACCACCCTTATTACAATGTGGGCTCTACTAACAAATATTCAATAGATGGTGTAACCGCTACAGCTGGTGTTGCATTAAATTTAACAGAGGGTAAAACTTACAGATTTGACCAATCAGATAGTTCAAACAATAACCACCCTCTAAAATTTTCTACAACTGCTAACGGTACCCATAATTCAGGTTCAGAATACACAACTGGTGTAACCACGGTAGGAACGCCAGGTAAAAAAGGTGCATACACAGAAATTAAAGTTAGAAAAGGTGCGCCAAAACTTTATTACTATTGTTCTCAACACTCTGGTATGGGTTGGTCTGCTGAAACAAATGCTCCACAAACAAGAGCAAGAAGTTTCATACCGACAAACATTCCAATGTGGAGAGGTGCAAATAAAAACGGTTATGTAAGATACTTCTTAAATAACAGACAGGTTACAGAAGCACAATACATCAATTCACTAAACGATACTTTTGCAAATAGTGGTGGTGATTATACTGGAGATATGCCAGCATACACTACTGAAGATGGTTCAACAAGAGGTGGTAGTGAATTTGCTTTTGAGAAAAACCAAGATAGAGTTATAGAAATTTATATACCAATCGGATTTAGAAACTCATATACAAAAATTTATCCTTATTGTTCAGCTTCAGGTAAAACTGCTATGTATGGTAATAATGCAAACATAGGTTTTGAAATAGAACAATCTTGGAGAGGTTTCAAACATTGGGACAGATTACAAACTGGTATCAGATTTAGAGGTGAATATAATCCTCACGCAGATTACTGCTACAATGATATCGTAATTTACAGACCACAAAAAAGAAAAAGTGATGGTGAAATAGTTTATAAAGGTCCAACAGGATTATACAGAGCATTAAGAAATACAACTGGTAGACCTCCTCACTTTGGTCCTCAAGAAAGAACAAGGTCTCCTTTAATGTCTAAATCTACAACAACAAGTGGTAGATTAATTCAAGAGACTTACGAAGATTATCCAGCACACGTACAATCATATTTCAACGATTGGGAATCTTTTGGTAGACAAGTTAACCAAGAAGAAAATGCTGGTGCTTTCTTTGGTCCAGAACCAATGCATTGGCCTTACAAACACCACAATAACGTTTGTATAAGTGTTGACAACGCACAGAGATATATTGACAAAAACGGCGTTTTGTGGGGTATGGGATATCCTAGAACAGGTTTCCAAGACTCAAATGACCACTACTCATCTTACTTTGGTGAAATGTGTATGAGATTTTGGGAATACAGACGTTCAGAGGATATGAACGCAACTGGTTATGATGAAATGAGAGGTCATCATACAATACCTAGAAGAAAAGAATTAACAACTCCTAGAGTCATACAAATACACGAAGAAAGAAATAGTGCTATGATACTTATGGAGAACGGAGAAGTCTTTAGAAACGGTGAACAATCAAATGGTGAAATGGGACACGGTAATACTCAATCAGATAGAATGGGTTTTTACAGAGTTCACGGTTTAGAAGATACAAGAATTATTAAAACAGCTTGTTATCCTTGGGATACTTCAAAACAAATTATGGCTTTAGATGAATTAGGCCACGTTTGGTGTTGGGGTTATAATGACCAAGGTCAAGTAGGTGATGGTAGAACACAAAACAAAACAGCACCTTACAGAATACCTAACAAATACTTTGATAACGAAAAAATTATTGATATCGGTACAACAGGTAATAGTTCGTATGCTAGAACAGCAAGCGACCAAATATATGCTTGGGGTAATAACGGTATCGGACAATTAGGCGATGGTACTACAACTGACAAATACAGACCTGTAAAAATGACAGGTTGGGATCCAGTTGCTAACAATGGTATCGCTGTGTTTATGTGTGAGGGTACAGGTGATGATACTTGGGTTGTAATCCTAGATGGTAATGGTTACACACATTGGTGTGGCGAAAACAACTATGGTAACTTTGGTAATGGTACTACAACTAACACAACAACATTTACTAAAAATGAAACGGCACCTAACGGTGATATCGTTGATATTTGGATACAATTTTACAATGGTTACAAATCAGGTTACTTTAGAACAAAAGATGGTACAACTTACGGATTTGGCCACGCAGGTACATATTACGCATTAGGAACAGGTAATACAGGTAACGTTACCACTCCTGCTGTAGTACAAAAGGTTACAAACTTGAAAGAAGTTAAAACTTCTTGCAACTATTCAGACCAGGCAAGAACATTCTGGATAACTGATAGTGGTGAATCATTCTGTTATGGTTATGATTCAAGAAACTCAATGTTGCACCCACAGGCAGGTACAAACTGGACTGGTGAAGATGGTAATTATCATCCTTTCCATTGGTATTTACCTAACTCAAAACCGGTTACAATGAGAATTACAACAGATGACCAAGGCTCTGCTGAATATGCAGGTACTTACCACTTCTTTGATGAATACGGAAAAATATATGTTTGGGGTCGTTCAAACTGGTTATCTTCATCACATAACTGGTGGGCACACGGTTGGAATTCACCTAACGGTCAACCAACATCAACAGGACAAGGAAGATAAAAAAATTATTATAAATAGTAATAATACTAAAGGAGAAAAAAATGGCTCAGAAAATTTATGGAATTAATGATATTGCTCAAGAGGCTGACTACGTAGCTCCGGTGGTAACTGATGACGCAACTCCAGAATACCTAAACAACATTGACGGAAAAGCATACTTTTCTTATGATGACGCAAAGGTAACGGTTGACGCTTCAGGTACTAACGCTTCAAAATACGGCGTAGCTGTATTGGATGCTTCAGACGCAGACGACTTGGTAATATTAAATAATTTAAAAACTACAAACAAAATCCAAATGGAAGTTGCAGAAATTCAGGCGGCTTTTGATGTAGCAAATCCTAGGCATTTACAACTTGAAGGTCTTGTATCTAATGAATCAGGTTTAGCAACTAAAATTGCTACTTTAAAATCTGACATTAATGCAGTATATTCAAGTCGTGGTTTACCGACGGACTAATAAGGAAATAGGAAAATAAAATATGTCTTTTGATTTAAAAGATTTCAAACTAAAGTGGCAAGGACCTTGGAAAGATAGGACTGCTTATTCTAAAAACGATATCGTTTCTTGGAAAGGTAAGTCTTATAGATGTATCCAAGATTGTCCTATTGCATATACAATATCAATTGATGGTTTAGTTAACACTTCTAACTATTCTTTTGACCCACCAAGATTGGTTCAAAAATCTTTTAGACCAGATAATCCAAAATATTGGCAACTATTCTTACGTTCAACAGATGACATTGGTGAATGGGAGATGTGGAGACAATATGAACCTGGTGAAATGACTTCAGTTGGTAGAAAAATTTACCAATGTATCAAAAGAACAAGAAAATATAATACTTGGGTTGAAGAACACGACGGAAGAGATTCAGAATATTGGGTGAAAATTTACGAATCACCTTTTGGCTATCCAGATAGAAATAAAGTTGTATCTTGCACAAACAGAGCTCCTTTAGGGTGGAAGTACAATATGGGTAGAAACTCATACGAAAAACAAACTAACTATACAATGGGTGTAATTGAATCAAATGGTGATTTCGTAGGTCACGGCGGTAATAATTCAGTTGGTCAAATGGGATTTGGTGACGCTATGGACGGAAATTCAAGAATGGGTAGAAGTCGTTATGCTGGATTTACATTTACAGATTGGATGACTTCAACTGATAATAAAGATTTAACTGGTACTGAACATACAGGTAGAATGGTAACACCTGATGGTAAGGCACCAAAAGTAATTCAACACGTATCAAGTACAAACTCTAGTTTCTGGTTAATGAATAACGGAGAAGTTTATTCTTCAGGTGATAACTCAACTTACGATTTAGGTCATCACATAGCGGTAACAAATACAACAGACAGATATTATCCAAACAGAGTATCAGCTGATGATACGGTAGATTGGTTAGGTGAAACAATACGTTCATTTAACGATACAAAAATTGTAAAAATAGGTTCTTCAGGTCAAGGACAAAACTCTGAAGGTAATCAACAATTTGCATTAGGCGAAGACGGTTCAGTATGGACTTGGGGTAGAAACAACGAAGCACAATTTGGTGGTGGTAACCCAGGAATAAACAACTCAACTGACTTTAATGGTGGTTCGCCATACTCATTTTCATTTTACTCAACAAACGTAAAAAGACCAATTAAAATTCCTCAAGAATTTTTTAACAACAAAAGAATCGTTGATATGTGGGCAGAGGGCTGTACTGAGCCATCATACCACGCATTAGACGAAGATGGTTGGTTATGGTTCTGGGGTCAATCAGTTCACGGTGGTGCTGGTGTAGGTTCTAACTCACACACTTCCGAGGGTACTTACTACTATTATGTTCCAAGAAGAGTAGAAGTAGATTGGAACAAATACGGTGGTATGAAAATGCTACAACATTGGGGTTATTCAACTCAATCACACGTAGGTACTTGGGTACTTGATGGCGAAGGCTATATGTGGTACACAGGTTATTGGACATCTGGTCAGGCACCAGGTTTCTATGGTATAGGTGATAACGCAACTAGATATCAGTCTATGTTTAAAAGAGCAGACTTTCATTTAAACGGAGATATTGATGAATTTTGGTGTGGTGGTGACGAACACAAATGGATGTACATTAGACAAAAATCAACTGGTATGTTATGGATTGCAGACGGTAACTATGGTACTTATGGTACAAGAGGTTCACGTTCACAAAACGGATATTGGTACAACTCTGGTGGTATTCACGGAATGTTTTCACATTGTAGAGGACCTAGATATGTTAAATGGATTGCAGGTCAAAACGAAGGACGAGGTGATGGTTCATACATTTATGACTCACCAATTATATTAGATGAAGACGGAAGTTTCTGGTACGGTAATGCTTACAATTATGTATTTACTGCTTCAGGTCATTCTGATTCACCAGACGCTGGTTCTGACGGATATTGGCATATGCCTTCTCAAGGTTTTGAAGATAACTCTACAAACAGACATAGAAAAAGAAGAGGTGTACAACCAATGAATAGTAAGTTAACAGACTTACACTCTTTTGGTTACCCAACAGCTTCAATGTATGCATACAGAAATTGGGACGGTAAAATATTCTTCTCTGGTTATCAACCAAATAACCAAACTTACCTATATGACGGTATGCCTTATAGATATCAGGCAACAACTGGTTCATCTTGGGGTGGTAATAACTATCGTTCTCATATGAAGTCTCCTCCAGGAGATTAATAAATACTATATAAGTATTTTATTATTAACAAAGTGAGTTGAAATGTATAAAACAAATTTAAACCTCAAAAAATTTAAGAATCATAAAATCTTTACTGATTTTAAAGACACTTCAATTTATCCTAAAGAACAACAAGCCACATACTGGTGGAATGTATGGACTTATATTGATAGACTTGAAGGATTTATGGATGAGATTGACTTTGAACATTTAAATCAAGGTCCTGAAATTTTTAAATTATGGAAAGATAAATGGCCATATGATTTAGCACCTGAAATAGGAGGTGCTCCCGCTCACGCAAAAATACCAACTCAATTAGATGGTTTTTCTTTTATAGGAGAATACTTTAATTTTTATGGTATAAACAATTACGACCTCTATAAGGGTAAAGATTTTTTTGATTTACAAGTGGTCTATATTACAATGTTATCAATGTTTTCTCAATTGTTAAATGTTGATGAAGATATAAAAGCATTTGCTACACCCTTATTTAAATATGACCCTAAAAAATTTAAAAAGGCTCAAATAATTGTTGTAAGTGCAATTGTAAATGTATCAGATTTTGTTATTGCTACACCAGATGTATTTAAAGATACTATGAGAATGGGAGAATGGCGACTAAAAGAATCAGGAAAAATGATTGAAAGTTGGAAAGAAGGATATCAGATAAACGAAGATGGAACAAGAGAAGAAATATAGAATTACCGAGTTAACTTGGGAATATCATAAGAACGCAGAGAGACAGCAGTTCGTCAAGATACTTTTATCAGGCGAGATTAATGAAAAATTATATGCAACTTATCTGTACAATCAATTATTATGTTATGGTAAGCTAGAAGAGTATTGTTTAGAGAGTTCTTTATTTCACGATACTAAAAATCTACCAAGAGCACCTCATATATTTTATGATTACAAAGCATTATGGGGAGATACAAACAATCCACCTGTTCAGACAGAAAGTACAAAAGAATATATAAAACATTTAGAAACCATTAGAGGTGAAAATGAAAAATTATATGCTCACGTATATGTTAGACATTTAGGTGATTTGTCTGGTGGTCAAATGATAAAAAGAAAAACGCCTGGACCTAATAGATATTATATCTTTAAACACGGCGAACACAAAGAATATAAAAGAATTGTAAAAGAAAGAATTGAAAGTTATTTAAATGTGTATGAAATAAACGTATTGCCAGAAGCAATCTTTTGCTTTGAAAGTGCAACAAAACTATTTAAGGAAATGTATGATTTGGGAAAGACTTATTAAGTGGAAAGATGAGACTATTGAAGTCTTAAATAAAAATCTAATTGAATATAATGAGCCAGGTATGGAAAGATTCAACAATGAAAAATTAGGTTGGGTCAATAGAACCTGGAATAACAGATATATTAGACGTGCTCATTTAGATGTTGTTGATGTCAGAGAATCTAAAGGTCTCTGGATGGCTCATCTATGTTTATTTCCTATGTTAACAAATGGTGGACCAATTTATGGTTTTGATATTATCGCAGGTGAAAAAAAGGTAACAGGTGCTTTTCACGATTTTAGTCCTTTATTACAAAAAGACCACCCATTGACAAAATGGTTTATAGAAGAAAATAAATGGTACAAACCGAGTAAAGAGAGAGAATTGCCAGATTGGGCGAAGGCTATCTTTTCGGGAGGTATGATAGCCGCTGGCAATGTAAGAGAAGAAGAAGAATTAAATAAGATTTGTACAATGGCAGTTTCTAATTTAAATAATTATATTGATAAGATTAGAAATCACGAAGGCGAGGCAGATATGAAAGAAGTAATTAAGGCGCAAAATTACTATTCTGAACATCAACAAAAGAATCCTCATACGCCTAGAGTTATGCAATCACTTGGTTTACCTGAAGAAGACATCAAATTATTCTGCTCGGACAACCTATTTCCGTTTGTTTCAGAAAACCAACCCTATCTGTAATAACTATTATAAATATACCAGAAAAGGGTATAAAAAATGGCAGAACCAGCAAGCAGAGAAAATTTAAAACAATATGCTTTAAGAGCATTAGGTAAGCCTGTTATTGAGATTAACGTAGATGATGACCAACTTGAAGATAGAATTGACGAGGCATTACAATATTTTACTCAATACCATTATGATGGTGTTAAGAGAACATATTTAAAATACAAATACACTCAAGCAGATAAAGATAGAATGACAGGTGATTCTACTGAATCGGCAACTCAAGGTTCTGTAACCACAAGCTGGAAAGAGGGTAATAATTTTTTAGTAATACCTAGTTCAATAATTTCAATAATTAATATATTTCCGTTCTCAAACAAAGGTAATCTAAATTTATTTGATGTTAGATATCAATTAAGATTAAATGACCTATATGACTTCTCATCAACTTCAGTAATTAATTATGATGTTGTATTAAGACATTTAGATTTTTTAGACCACATATTAGTCGGTGAAAAACCTATGAGATTTAATCAACACGAAAATAGATTATACATTGATATGGATTGGAAAAATGATTTAGCGATTGATGAATTTTTAGTAATAGAGGCATATAGAAAGTTAGACCCCTCAAATAATACAGATGTTTTTAATGATATATTTTTAAAGAGATATGTGACCGCTTTATTTAAAAAACAATGGGGCGCTAATTTATCTAAATTTGGTGGTGTTCAAATGATAGGTGGTGTAACCTTAAACGGCCAACAAATTTTCCAAGAAGCAATGCAAGACATTGAAAAATTAGAACAAGAGATTAGAACAACTTACGAATTAAATCCAGCTATAATGATAGGGTAAAAAATTATGGCAATCAACCATTACTTTCAAGGTGGCAGAGGGATTGGCAATACTGCTGAGAAAAGATTACACGAAGACCTTATCATAGAAGGATTAAAGATATACGGTCAAGACGTATATTATCTACCAAGAACACTAGTAAACAGAGACCTCGTTATGGGGGAAGATACGACAAGTCGTTTTGATGACTCGTATATGATTGAAATGTATTTTGAAACGCAAGAGGGATTTGCTGGTGAACAAGAGTTAATTAATAAGTTTGGTTTAGAAATTAGAGAAGATACAACACTAGTTGTTTCTAAACGTAGATTTGAACAACACGTTGCTAGTAAGGCAAATTTAATTGCAGTAGGCAGACCTAATGAAGGCGATATAATTTATCTGCCTTTGATGAATTCATTTTTTGAAATACAATTTGTTGAAGACCAGGAGCCATTCTTTCAATTAGGTAATTTACCTGTTTACAAATTGAGGGTAACTAGATTTGAATATGCTAATGAAGAGATTAATACTGGTCAAGAAATACTAGACCAAGCCGAAGATAAGTATTCATTAAATACTTTAAATCACAAAGTTGGTTTAGAGAGTGGTCAAGTTGCATTAACAGGTGATGGTTCAATTGAATTAGAAGATGTATTTGATTATCCAACAGGTCAAAAGGCATTATTAATGTTAGAGACTTTTGATGGTACAGATACAATAGCAACTCAATCACCATATGCAAGTAATTTAGATATGAATACAGAGGCAGGTTATGATACAGCTTCAACAGCAGATGACATACTTGACTTTACTGAAAGAAACCCATTTGGAGAAATTGACGAATAATGTTTGGAACACACTTTTATAACGAGGGTATTAGACGACTAACAATTGCTTTTGGTCAATTGTTTAATAATGTCATAGTGCAAAATAAATCTAAAACTGGTGCTGTTACCAAAAGATATAGAGTGCCTTTAGCATATGCACCAAAAGAAAAATTTTTAGTAAGATTAGACGAACAATCAAATTTATCTAGCAGAGAATTTGCAATTACACTACCTAGAATGGGTTTTGAAATGACAGGACTAAATTATGACCCTAGTAGGAAATTAAATAAATTGCAAAAATTCAGGCAGGTAAAAAGTGGGGAAGATGGTAAAGTTTTAAACTTTAATTACACTCCTGTGCCGTATAACGTAAATTATACCCTTAACATTTTCACAGCTACAGCAGAGAACGGATTAATTATTGTTGAACAAATTTTACCATTCTTCCAACCTGAATACACGGTAACTATTAATATGGTGCCAGATTTAGGTATTAAGAGAGACGTACCTATTATATTAAATGGTGTTAATTATGAAGATAGTTATGATGGTAATTTTACAACACGAAGAGCAGTTATATATACATTAAACTTTACGGCAAAAACATATCTATTCGGACCTATGACGAATCAAAAAGTTATTAAAGAAGTACAAGATGATTTATATTCTGATACAGACACAACAAATAAAGCTAGAGAGGAAAGGATTATAATTACTCCTAATCCAGCAAATGCAGACGCTGATGATGATTTTGGTTTCACTACACAAATTTTAAGTTTTAGTGATGGTAAGAAATATAATCCGAAGACAGATACAGATGAGTAAACTTGAAGACAACGTAAATGAAATTTTAGGCATTGAGAAAAAAACAGAGGTTGCTGTTAAAGACTTTGAACAACCAGCACCTGTGCCTAGAAAAATTGATGAAACAAAAGATGATGTTGATAATGATTACTCTCATAGTAGAGATAATTATTACAATCTTATTGATAAAGGCAACGAAGCAATTGAAGGTATATTAGAAATTGCAAAAGAAGGCCAACACCCTAGAGCATATGAAGTTGCAGGTCAATTAATAGGTCAAGTTGCACAAACGGTAGACAAACTACAAGACTTACAAAAGAAACTAAAAGATTTAAAACAAGTACCTAATAAAACAAATGCTAATATTAAAAATGCATTGTTTGTAGGTTCTACAGCAGAATTACAAAAGATGTTAAATAGAAAAAAAGAAGATGAAATTATTGAAGGCGAAAGCGGACAACCACAAAAAGATAATACTGGAGATAAGTAAAATCCATTATATCAAATCAATGACACCTTTACCAGAGTTATTAAGTGGTGAAGAGTTGCAAAATCCAATAGAAGTAAAAAAACATACAATATCTTTGCAACCAAGAAAAGGTGTAGGTGGTGTACCTTACGCAGAAAAACAATATTCTGTTTGGCGTGGCTCGCAACGAATTCAAGCCGCATTAAAACTAGGTTATACACATATAGAGGGAATAATTATAAATGAGTAATGACGCATATCTAGGTAATCCGAATTTAAAAAAAGTAAATACACCTGTTGAGTTTACTAAAGACCAGATTGTAGAATATCAAAAGTGTCAAGATGACCCTATCTACTTTATGAAAAACTATATTCAAATAGTTTCTCTTGACGAAGGACTTATACCTTTTAGAATGTATAAGTTTCAAGAACATATTGTCAATACAATTCACGATAACAGATTCACCATATGTAAACTGCCAAGACAATCAGGTAAATCAACTACCGTGGTTTCTTATCTTTTACATTATGCATTATTTAATCCTAATTCTAATATTGCCATACTTGCCAATAAATCTACAACTGCTAGAGATATATTAAGTAGAGTACAATTAGCATATGAAAATTTACCAAAGTGGTTACAACAAGGTGTAATAAACTGGAACAAAGGTAATATTGAATTAGAAAATAAATCAACCATAGTGGCGGCTGCAACTTCTTCAAGTGCAATACGAGGTGGTTCTTATAATATAATATTCCTAGACGAGTTTGCTTTCGTACCTGCTAATATAGCAGAAATGTTTTTTAGCTCTGTATATCCTACAATCTCCTCTGGTACTAAAACAAAATTAGTTATCGTATCAACACCTTATGGTATGAATCAATTTTACAAATTATGGACAGACGCAGAAAATAAAAGAAACGATTATGTGCCTATTGAGGTGCATTGGTCAGAGGTGCCAGGTCGTGATGAAAAGTGGAAAGAAGATACTATTAGAAATACATCACCTGAGCAATTTCAACAAGAGTTTGAGTGTGAGTTTTTAGGTTCTGTAAACACACTAATTAGTCCTGCTAAAATAAAAAACATAGTATTTAAAACACCAATAAAATCAAATGCTGGTTTAGATGTTTATGAAGACCCTAAAAAAGGTGCCACTTATGTTTGTACGGTTGACGTAGCTAGAGGTGTTAATAAAGATTACTCTGCTTTTATAATTACAGACGTTTCACAAATGCCTTATAAAGTGGTGGCCAAATATAGAAGTAATGATGTAAAACCTATTTTATTTCCTCATACAATAGATAGAGTATGTAAGGCATATAATCACGCACACGTTTTAGTAGAGACAAATGACCTTGGTCAACAAATTGCAGAGTCTCTACAATTTGAATTAGAGTATGATAATCTATTGATGACAACTCAAAGAGGTCGTGCAGGTCAAATACTAGGTGCTGGATTTAGTGGTAGAGGTTCTGGTTTTGGTGTGAGAATGACTAAACAGATTAAAAAAATAGGTTGTTCTAATATCAAGACACTTATTGAGAGTGATAAGATACTAGTAAACGATTTTAATATCATTGAGGAGATGTCAACTTTTATTAAAAAAGGTCAGAGTTGGATGGCTGAAGAGGGTTGTACAGACGATTTAATGATGTGTCTAGTGGTGTTTGGTTGGTTATCTAATCAAACTTTTTTCAAGGAGATGACAGATACAAACGCCAGACAACAACTATATGAAGAACAACAAAATCTGATTGAGCAAGATATGTCGCCTTTCGGTTTCGTAGATGATGGTATTCCTGACCACGAAAAGCCCGAAATAGACGAATATGGCACGGTTTGGCATCCGGTTACACGTAAAGGCAACTAGAAACCGAGCTTATTATAAATATCAGTAGAGTATGAAATTTGACTATGGGCGTATGAATAATACGAGTATTGAATAAAATGAGTAAAAATAATTTGCAAATTAAGAAGGAGAAACCCTAATGGCATTTCAAGTATCACCAGGTGTTCTCGTACAGGAAAAAGACTTAACAAGAATTATACCTGCTGTTTCAACTTCAATCGGTGCCTTTGCTGGACAATTCAACAAAGGTCCTTTGGATGAAGTAGTAAGTATATCAAGTGAACAAGAATTAGTAAGCACGTTCGGTAAACCGGACAATACAAACTTTGAAGAGTTTTTTACAGCTGCTAATTTCCTACAATATTCTAATGCGTTAAGAGTAGTACGTGTACAGAATTCATCTGTATCAAACGCAACCGAATCAGGTTCAGCGTTTGTAATTAAAAATACTATTGACTACCAAAATAACTATGCTGACGGTTCCGCTTCTGTTGGTATGTGGGCAGCTAGAACTGCTGGAGCACACGGAAATAGTTTATCTATTTCTTCTTGTCCATCAGCAACTGCTTACGAAGAGTTAAACAAAACTACCGTCGCTGACGCCGCTATGGCAGTCGGAGATACGGTTGTTACCGTTACCTCTTCAACAGGAATTACAGCCGGAGACATTGTTAACTTTGGTGACAAGTTTGAATATAGAGTAATTAGTGTTGCTACTAATGATTTAAATATCGTTAGAAAAGAGGAACCTATGTACTTTACAACTTCCGACTCTTCTGGATTACACGCAGCTCCAACAAATGGTGCTCAAGTAAGACGAAGATGGAAATATTACGACCAATTTGACAGAGCGCCAGGAACATCACCATATGCACAAGCAAAAGGTGGTTCTAATGACGAACTTCACGTTATAGTAATTGACGAAGACGGAGAAATTTCAGGATCCAAAGGCGACATTTTAGAAAAATTTGAAGCAGTATCAAAAGCTTCAGACGCTAAAACTGCTCAAGGTTCTGTAAACTACTATTCAGACGTAATATACAATGGTTCTAACTACATTTACTGGATGGACCACAATCCATCAGGTTCTAACTGGGGCTCTGCTGCTTCAGGAACAACTTTCACGGATGTAACCTCTGTATCTAATGTATCACTACAAAGTGGTTCAAACGGAACAGCTGCTACAATCGGTCAAAGAAAAACTGCTTACGAGAAGTTTGAAGATGGCGAAACGGTAGATGTTGGTTTAATTATGGCAGGAAAAGGTGACGCAACTCACATTGGTAACTTAATCACGATTGCAGAGAACAGAAAAGACGCTGTTGTATTTGCAAGTCCTGAAAGAAGTGATGTAGTTGGTGTTGCTGACGCAAATACACAAAAGAGCAATGTTGTATCATTCTTTAATGGTATTCAATCATCTTCTTATGTAGTATTTGATAGTGGTTACAAATATATGTACGACAGATATTCTGACGTATTTCGTTTTGTACCATTAAACGGAGACGTTGCAGGTCTGGCCGCTAGAACTGACCTCGTTGCAGACAGCTGGTTTTCACCGGCAGGTTTCAGCAGAGGTATCATAAGAGGCGCTGTCAAACTTGCGTTTAATCCAACTAAAGCTCAAAGAGACGAATTGTACAGAGCAAGAGTAAATCCTGTGTCAACATTCCCAGGTCAAGGTACGGTTCTTTTCGGTGACAAAACTGGATTAACTGCTCCAAGTGCTTTTGATAGAATCAACGTAAGAAGATTGTTCATCACTTTAGAGAAGGCGATAGCAACTGCTTCTAAATTCCAATTGTTTGAATTCAATGATGAATTTACAAGAGCGAACTTTAGAAACATTGTAGAACCTTTTTTAAGAGAAGTACAAGGTAGAAGAGGTATCACAGACTTTTTAGTAGTTTGTGATGAAACAAATAACACAGGCGAAGTAATTGATAGAAACGAATTTATAGCAGAAATCTTTGTGAAACCTGCTAGAAGTATCAACTTTATCACATTACAATTCATCGCTACTAGAACTGGCGTCTCTTTTGACGAAGTTGCTGGGTAATTTTAGGAAAGAGGAATAAAAAATGGCAAACATTAATGACTTCAAAGCTAAACTTGCTGGCGGCGGCGCTAGAAATAATCAGTTTAAGGTAACAATGCCTTTTCCTGGTTATGCTCAAGTAGGCGGAGAAATAGAAGAGCTAGCATTTTTATGTAAAGGCACTCAATTACCGGCAATGACTTTAGGTCAATTTACGGTACCATTCAGAGGCAGACAAATAAAAATTGCTGGAGATAGAACGTTTGAAGACTGGACAATAACGGTACTAAATGATACAAATTTCAAATTAAGAAACGCTTTTGAAAGATGGTCAAATGGTATTAACAATATGACAGACGGCGAAGGATTAACAAATCCAGCTGACTATCAAGTTGACGCTTTTGTTGACCAGTTAGACCGAAATGGTGCAACTATCAAGTCGTACACTTTAAGAGGTGCATTTCCGACAACGATAGCTGCTATACCATTAGACTACGGTACAAATGACGCTATTGAAGAGTTTGAGGTAACTTTCGGTTACCAATTCTTTGAAAGCAATACTACTACCTAATAAGTAGTATAAATAGGTAATAAAACGTAGAGGATATATAATGGCGCAATTATTTGGATTTTCTATCACTAGGGCGAAAAAACCCCAGGATCCAAAACAAAGCTTTACAACACCACAAGCGGATGACGGAACACAAACCGTCGCCGCTGGTGGTTATTTTGGTCAGTACCTTGATATGGAAGGTACTGCTAAAAATGAGCAGGAACTTATTAGACGATATAGAGAAATTGCTTTACACCCCGAGTGTGATATGGCAGTTGAGGATATTGTAAACGAGGCTATCGTTGCTAATGAATTAAAACAACCTGTCAAGCTTGATTTGGAGAACGTATCATACGGACAGGAAATAAAATCAAAAATACATAACGAATTTAATGAAATATTGAGGTTGATGAACTTCAATACTAGAGGTCACGACTTATTTAGAAGATGGTACGTTGACGGCAGAATCTATTATCATAAAGTTATTGATAGAGATTCACCAGTAAAAGGTATTACAGAATTAAGATATATTGACCCTAGAAAAGTAAAAAAAATTAGAGAAATTAGAAAGAAAAGACCTGATGGTGCAACACCATATGGTCTAACGGTTGTTGATGAGTTTGAAGAATACTTTATCTACAACGAGAAAGGTGTATCTAATACTACTTCAGGTGGTATTAAGATTGCTACAGACGCAATAGCATTTTGTCCGTCTGGTATTGTAGACCAAAATAAAAATTTGGTTCTATCTTATTTACATAAGGCAATCAAGCCTGTAAATCAGTTGCGTATGATAGAAGACGCTTCAGTTATTTACAGAATAGCAAGAGCACCTGAAAGAAGAATTTTTAAGATTGATGTAGGTAATTTACCTAAAGTTAAAGCTGAACAATACTTACGTGATGTTATGGCAAGATATAGAAATAAACTTGTTTATGACGCAACGACAGGTGAAATCAGAGACGACAGAAACTATATGTCTATGTTGGAAGATTTCTGGTTACCAAGTAGAGAGGGTGGTAGAGGTACACAAATTGATACTTTACCAGGCGGCGCAAATTTAGGTGAGATTGCAGACATAGAATATTTTAGAGCGAAGTTATATCGTTCTTTAAATGTACCTGTAAGTAGATTAGAGTCTTCTTCAGGATTTAATTTAGGTCGTTCAACTGAAATAACAAGAGACGAATTGAAATTTACTAAATTTGTTCAAAGATTAAGAAAGAAATTTACTGAATTATTTAATGATATATTAAGAACTCAATTAATCTTAAAAGGTGTTATTGCAGAGCAAGAATGGCATAGATTAAAAGATGATATTCAATATAGTTTCTTACAAGATGGACACTTTGCAGAATTGAAAGAGTCAGAAATGTTAATGGAAAGATTGAGATTGGCAGATTCAATGAGAGACTATGTTGGTAAATACTATTCTGTTGAATTTATCAGAAAGAATGTATTAAGACAAACTGATAAAGAGATAGCAGATATTGATAAACAAATTAAGAAAGAAATTGATGACGGTATAATATCAGTACCAACAGGCTTTGGTGGTGATGACTTTACTAGAGAAATCAAATAGGAGAATAAATTATGTCGGAAAAAATTAAAGATTTTGTTGATAAGTTATCAGCAGGAGATAATGCTGGCGCAGGCGAAGCTTTTAAAGACGCATTAAGAGATAAAGTTGCTACCAGTTTAGATTCGCAAAGGCAAGATATTGCAAGTAAAATATTTGCAGATGTTCAACCAGAACCTCATAGCGACCCTAAACCAGCGGTAACTGACCCTAGCGATAAGACAGACCAGATTATGGATACAAGTGGCCAAGAAATAGAGTTTACGCCAAATACAGAGGCGCCAACGGCAGAGGCACCAGCGACAAATGATGAGAGTCAGCCAAGTAATTAAACAAGACGTTGTTGACTCTTCAACATTTAAAGAATTACCACCTAAACATAAAGATGTGGTAACAGATTTTTATAATAATGTTGATTATGATAATGATGATATTGTTAAAGAAGTAGAAACTACAATAGATAAAGTTTCTCTTAAACACAATGTAAAAACAGATGTTATGTATAATTACATAGAAAAGGAAATAGGAGTATAAGATGGCATATGTAGATGTACCAGGCTCAAATAATATTTGGGAATATGACAACACAGCTACGGCGTCCAATACGTATTCTGATTCAGCTGCAGGTGCTAATTCAGTAATTGCAAATGGTATTAGAACTTATACGGCACCTGGAACTGGTAAGGTAACAAAAGTTTATATTAGATGTAGAAAGAAAGGCGAAACGGTTGAACGTGGCGAACTTTCTAAAACTTATTATGATGAACAATAATGGCTGTTCTTTGGTTTGATAATACTGATACTGAATCAAAATCTATTGTTCATAAAGTAGATGATACAATAAAAGTGATTACAAATGTCAAGGGTATTAAAGATGAAGATAATACAATTGTCAAAGTATCAGATTTAAAAAATGCAACTAGTCAACCAAAGATTAGTATTGCAAATGTTAATTATGAAATATTTGGCACAGGTGAAGTTAAATTATTTTTAGGTAATAAAGATAACTTGATGTTAACTTTATCAGGCAGAGGAAATTATGGTTTAAAACCAACTGAAATTAAGTTGGTGAAAGACGCTGAACAAGATGTATTATTAACTTCGGACTCTAACGTGCCAAAGTTTAATATTAGTTTAGAGTGTCATAAAGAAACAGGATTTAGTGCATAAGGATTAAAAATGGCAGATACGGTAACAACACAAACAATAGCAGATACGGTAGGCGTAAAGTTTGTCGTTAAGTTAACTAACTTTTCAGATGGCACAGGCGAGAATTTAGTTAAAAAGATAGACGCTTCAGAGGTCAACTTTATGACCGAAGATGGTAATAGAAAGTTAGCTAAGATTTGGTATTCAGTAAATAGTGCTAATTCTAAATCAGCAGTTGAGTTAGTATGGGACGGAGCTACAAATGCAACAGCGACCATATTAGGTGGTAATGGATATTGGGATTTAAGAACTGCTGGTAATGAGATAGTTAATAACGCAACTACACCTACTGGAGACTTATTATTGTCAACTAAAAACTTTGCTATAGGCGATAATTACACGATTATTGCAGAGTTTAGATAAAATTTGTTATAAATAGTAGAGAGAGAAAACAAATGAAACTAATATCGGAAGAAATTTCACAAGCAGAATATATTGTGGAAGAGAAAAACGGCAAGAAAGACTACAAGATACGTGGTGTCTTTTTGCAATCAGATATCAAAAATAGAAATGGCAGAATATACGAGAATGATATTCTTGCTAAAGAAGTAAACCGATATAACAGAGAATTTATCCAAAAAAATAGAGCATTCGGTGAACTAGGCCATCCAGATGGTCCGGTTGTAAATTTAGAGAGGGTATCACATATGGTAACTAATCTATCTCCAGATGGTAAAAATTTTATGGGTGAAGCCAAGATTATGAACACACCTTACGGTAAGATTGTAAAAAATCTTATTGATGAAGGCGCTCAATTAGGAGTATCTTCAAGAGGTATGGGTTCCTTGGTTCAAAAGAACGGCGCAAACTATGTAGGAAAAGACTTCTATTTAGCTACCGCTGCTGACATTGTTGCAGACCCAAGCGCTCCAGACGCTTTCGTAGAGGGTATTATGGAGAATAAAGAGTGGGTATGGGACAATGGTGTAATAAAACAAAGAGATATTGAAGAATATAAAGAGTATATTAACAAAGCAAAGTCTATCAAATTGGCGGAAGCCAAGGTGGAAGTCTTTAAAAACTTTCTTAAAAAGCTCTAATATTATAAATATCATTAGAAAAGAAAAATAAACGTTTATTTTTAATAAGGAGATTTCTAAATGGCCGAGACAGAAAATAAAGTAGAGGCTTTGGAAAAAGAAGCGGTTGCTGAAGCAAGTGCTAACCCACAAGCGGACGCTCCGAAAAAGAATGCTGTTGCGGCTGAACCTTCTCATATTGCGAAAATGAATAACGCAGAAGATTTAGGTCCAGCGGTTGTAAAACCAACAGATTCTAATCCAGACGCTACGAAGAAAACTAAGCAAGTTTCTGGCGATGCTCAACAAAAAAGTGCTGGCGCAGCTGACCCTATGCCAAAACTAAAAGAGCAAGAAGAAACAGCTGAAGAAGGTTCGGAAGAAATCAAAGAGGGAGAAATGCCAAAAGCTGCTCTTGACGCTCTTAAAAAACATCAGGACAAAAAAGAAATGATGATGACTAAATCTGAAAAAGATAAAGAGAAGAAAGAAATGGCGGGTGGTATGACTGCTCAAAAAGATATGGAGAAAAAACCAATGATGAAAGCGTCATATAAAAAAGAAGACATTGACGTATCAACACACGTTGAAGCTCTTGTATCTGGAGAAAATGATTTATCCGAAGAATTTAAAACAAAAGCTGCTACCGTTTTTGAAGCTGCAATTAAATCAAAAGTTGGTGAAATTGCTGAGACAATGGAAGCAGATTACAACAACAAATTAGAGCAAGAAAGTGCAAAAGCAAAAGAAGAGTTAACTGAAAAAGTTGATTCTTACTTGTCATATGTCGTTGAAGAGTGGATGAAAGAAAACGAAATCGCTCTTGAAAGAGGCATTAAAGGCGAGATTGCTGAAGACTTTATTTCAGGTCTTAAAAAACTTTTCTCTGAACATTATATTGATGTTCCAGATGAGAAGTATGATGTTTTAGAAGCGCAAGCAACTAAAATTGACGACCTTGAGAAAAAGTTAAACGAGCAAATTGAAAAGAATGTTGAACTAAACAAAGACAACGCAGACAAAACTAAAAACGAAGTTATGGCTGAAGTTGCTGCTGATTTAGCGGACACTCAAAAAGAAAAATTTGCTAAACTTGCTGAAGAAATTGAATACTCAACTAGCGAAGATTTTAAGAAAAAGTGTGAAACTATTAAAGAGTCATACTTTGGAAAAAAAGAATCAAAAGATGAGGCTTTAGATGATGTGGCGGCTGATGGTCAACCTTCTAACGAAGATTTATCAAAAGCAATGGCTGCTTACACTGCCGCTATAAGCAAAACAAAAGATATTAAAATATCTTAATAATAGGGAAAAGGGAGAAATAAACAATGTACTTATCCGAAACTCACGAAAAAAAATGGCAGCCAGTCCTTGAGCATCCTGATTTACCAAAAATCACGGACTCATACAGACGTGCCGTCACCTCTGTTATCTTGGAAAACCAAGAAAGAGCTTCTAAAGAAGACGCTGCTTTCTTATCAGAAGCTGCACCAACAAACGCAACTGGTTCAGCAATCTCTAACTGGGATCCAATCCTAATTAGTTTGGTAAGAAGAGCAATGCCTAATTTAATTGCTTACGATATCGCAGGTGTTCAACCAATGACCGGTCCAACTGGTCTTATATTTGCTATGAGAAGCAGATACACTTCACAAACAGGCGCAGAAGCAATGTTTGACGAAGCAGATTCAGACTTCTCTGGTAGAAACGCTGCTGGTTCAAGTGTTGATGGTTATTCATCAACAGCACATTCAGGTGCTAACCCAGCTGTACTAAACGATAGCTCACCAGGTACTTACACAAAAGGTACTGCTATGACTACAGCGGCTGCTGAAGCATTAGGTGACGCTAGTGGAAATGCATTTGCTGAAATGGCATTCTCAATTGAGAAGTCAACGGTAACTGCTAAGTCAAGAGCTCTTAAAGCAGAGTACACAATGGAACTCGCTCAAGACCTTAAAGCAATCCACGGTTTAGACGCTGAAACTGAACTTGCTAACATTTTATCTGCTGAGATTCTTGCAGAAATCAATAGAGAAGTAGTAAGAACTATCTACATCAACGCTGAAAAAGGTGCTGCTGTAAATACAACAACTGCTGGTATATTTGATTTAGACACAGACTCAAATGGTAGATGGTCAGTTGAGAGATTCAAAGGTCTTATGTTCCAATTGGAAAGAGACGCAAACAGAATCGCTCAGAGAACAAGAAGAGGAAAAGGTAATATGATAATCTGTTCATCAGACGTTGCCTCTGCTCTTCAAATGGCAGGTGTATTAGACTATACTCCAGCTCTTAACAACAACCTAAACGTTGATGACACAGGTAATACTTTTGCTGGTGTTCTTAACGGTAGATACAAAGTATATATTGACCCATACTCTGCTAATAGTGCTGCTAAGCAATACTATGTAGTAGGTTATAAAGGTACTTCACCTTATGACGCTGGTATGTTCTATTGTCCATATGTACCTCTACAAATGGTTAGAGCTGTTGGTCAAGATACATTCCAACCAAAAATCGGTTTCAAAACACGATACGGTTTAATTGCAAACCCATTCGCTGAAACTGGTGCGATTTCAGGTGCTGCTACAGCAGTAAATGACGCTGGTTCTGCTAACTCTAACAGATACTACCAAAAAGTACAAGTTGCAAACTTAATGTAATTTTACTTTACGAAGTACAAACTTCAGAAAAGGGCGGCTTTTAGTCGCCCTTTTTTTTGGCCTTCCGAAACGCCTAAATAGTAGTATGACAACTACAAACGCATTATCACGACAACCAACTAAACTAGATTTAGCTTCGCCAACGCAGTTTAAGTTTCAGATTACAAAACTGCCAAAGGTTGAATACTTTTGTACAGCAGTAAATCTACCAGGTCTAAACGCCACAGCAACAACACAACCAACACCATTAAGAGATATACCTTTACCTGGTGAAAAGTTAAGTTATGAGCCTTTAGAAATGACATTTTTAGTTGATGAAAATATAGAAAACTTCCGTGAGATTGCTGGTTGGTTGCAAGGTCTAAACTTTCCAGCAGACAGAGAACAATTTAGAAAACTGGTAGAGTCAGGTAAAGACAGATTTCCTACTGACGGAAAAGACGCAAAAACAACAGACGCAGGTAAGGTTAAGTTTGGTGCCACACCACTAGGACCAGCATTATCAGACGCAACATTAAATATATTGACAAGTAAGAATACACCTAACGTAGAGGTAAGATTTAGTGATGTATTTCCGGTGTCATTAACTGGTCTTAATTTTAGTCAAAATGCAGGTGATGTTGACTATCTAACAGCCTCGGTAACCTTTCAATATAAACTATACGAATTCGCTAATAAAGGCGCTTCAAAAGCTACAACAATAGTATCCTAAACTTTACATTTTAGTGTGAATATGATACATTATATACATTATGGATTTAGAAAAACTACAAGAACAAGTTGATAAAGATTTAAAATTAAACGAGACTGAATTAGATTTAGAATCTTTAAAAACACCACAATTACACAACAAATATATGAAACACTTAACAACATTTAAGTTGATGTTGAGTAAGGCAGAGTCAGAATTGCATACATTAAAAAGACAAAAGTGGGAGTATTATACAGGTAAGGCTGACGCCTCTGTTTATGCATTAAAACCATTTAACTTAAAAATTTTAAAACAAGACGTTGACAAATATCTAGAGTCAGATGAAGAGATACAACGTGCAAAACATAAAGTTGAATACTTACAAACTACAACCGATTTTTTAGATAGAACTATTAGGCAAATATCAAATAGAACCTTTACAATAAAAAATGCGATTGAGTGGCGTAAGTTTACTAGCGGCGCTATTTAATGAACAATTTAAGATATCTTGTCATAGACAAGAAAGATGACGTATATTTAAAGATTGACGCAGACGAGAGTATTCGTAGAGACCTTGGTGAATTCTTTACCTTTGAAGTACCAGGTTTTAAGTTTATGCCTCAATACAGAAATAGAGTTTGGGACGGCAAGATAAGATTATTCTCATATCAAACAGGTCAAATATATGTTGGCCTTTATCCTTACTTACTAAAATGGTGTGCTGATAACGAGGTAGAAGTTGTTGATGGCACCAAGATTACAGATACTAAAGTTGAAGATAGTAAGGTTGACGCCTTTATCAAGGCATTAAAAATACCATTAGAAGTTAGAGATTACCAAAAAGAAGCATTTATATATGCAACTAAAAAAAATAGGTGTTTATTATTATCGCCAACAGCCTCTGGTAAATCATTAATTACATATCTATTAGTAAGATTTAATTTATTAAGATTAGATAAAAAGATATTAGTAATAGTACCCACAACATCATTAGTAGAACAATTGTATAAAGATTTTAAAGACTATGGTTGGTCGCCTGAAAAAAATGTACATAGAATATATCAAGGCCACGGAAAAGAAACAAACAAGAGAGTTATAATATCTACTTGGCAATCAATATACAATATGCCTAAAAAATGGTTTTCACAATTTGAAATGATTATTGGTGACGAGGCACATTTATTTAAGGCAGTATCACTAACAAAGATATTGACAAAGATGGTAAAATGCCCATATAAAATTGGTATGACAGGTACTTTAGATGGTACAAAAACACATAAACTTGTATTAGAGGGTCTATTCGGTGCTGTAAATAAAGTAGTAACCACAACGGAACTTCAGGAGAAAGGAAAACTAGCTGAGCTCAAGATATTCTGTTTGGTCTTACAACACGGTAAACAGGAAAGAGAATTCATTAAAGGTAAAACATATCAAGAAGAAATGGACTTTATAGTATCTAACGAAAAAAGAAATAAGTATATTAGAAACTTGGCCGCTGGTTTAAGTGGCAATACACTATGTTTGTTTCAATACGTAGAAAAACACGGAAAGGATTTGTATGAAGCTATTAAAGATAAGGCAAAAGATAAACAAGTGTCTTTCGTCTATGGCGGAGTTGACGCCTCAAGAAGGGAAACTATTAGAGAGCTTACAGAAAAGTCTGACAACGCTATTATCGTTGCGAGTTATGGGACTTTCTCTACCGGCATTAACATTAGGAATTTGCATAACATTATTTTTGCTAGTCCTAGTAAATCCAGGATAAGAAACTTACAATCAATTGGTCGTGGTTTAAGGCTAAAAGATAATAATTCACACGCTACTCTTTATGATGTCGCAGATGATTTAACATATAATAACAATGAGAATTATACGTTAGCACATTTTAGAGAAAGGATAAATATATACAGCGGTGAAGACTTTGATTATGAGATACACAACATAGAGTTAGGCAATGCACCAAGAGATTAAAAAAACTAAAGAGTCAAAAATGGTAAATGTCAAGGTTATAAAACTTATCAATGGTGAGGACATAGTTTGTCATCTACCAGAGAAAGATAAACAATTGCCAGATAACTCTCCCTTATTAAGATTGCAGAGGCCATTACAAATTAAGTATGTACCTCAAATAACTCCTACAGGTTTCAAAGATTATATAGCATTGATTCGTTGGGTAAACTTTACACCTGACAATATTATTACTATACCTAAAGATAAAATTATGACTATAGCTGGCGCTAGTAAAGAAATGGTAAAGTCTTATCATTTAATTGAGAAAGATTATCATACTCTAAAATCGCCAGACAAAGACCAGTCTGTTTATGCACAAAAAAGATTTACAGACTCCGAGAGTAAAAAGATAAGAGAAATATTTGAAGAATTTGTTGATGATGAAGATGATGAGAGCGGAAACAAAACTATACACTAGACTCTGTTTCTTAAAGACGCTACACCGCTCATTATAAACATTTTTTTTCAATTGTCAAGTGTGAATGAACATTGACTTTTTTTTAATATTGATATAATATGAGGACAGAATGACAAGAAGCAAAGCAAAACCAGAACATTACGTTAACAACAAAGAATTCTTAGCCGCTATGGTTGAGTATCGTAAATCTGTTAACAAGGCAAAAAGAAAAAAACAACCTAAGCCGCCAGTTACCGATTACATAGGAAGCTGTTTTCTAAAAATAGCAAACCACCTATCATACAGACCTAATTTTATTAACTATACATACAGAGACGATATGATTTCTGATGGTATAGAGAATTGTTTACAATACCTAGATAACTTTAATCCAGATAAATCAAATAATCCTTTTGCATATTTCACGCAAATAATTTATTATGCGTTTGTTAGACGAATACAAAAAGAAAAGAAACAGACGGTCATTAAACAAAAAATGATAGCTGATTCTAATTATGATGATATGACCTTACAACCAGGTGATGACAGAGAATTCAAAAATCAATTTACAGAATTTTTAAAAGCAAATTTACCTAAAGAAGAAGACTCTAAATTAGCACCTAAAAAAAAGAAAAAAAAGTAAATGAAAATAGCGTTGTTAAATGATACTCACTTTGGTGTGAGAAACGATAGTCCAGCATTTGTAAAATATCAGAATAGATTTTATGATGAACTATTTTTTCCATACTTAAAAGACAATAATATAGATACACTTATTCATTTAGGTGATGTGGTTGATAGAAGAAAATTTATAAACCATAATACAGCACACAATTTTAAGAAAGTATTTTGGGACAAGTTAGATGAATTAAACATCAAGACTTATATTATTATTGGTAACCACGATACTTATTACAAGAACACCAACGAAGTAAACGCTTTACAAAATTTAGATATTAGTAAGAATACAGAGGTCTTTACAAAGGCAACAGAATTAGAATTTGACGGCTTAAAAGTATTATTCATACCTTGGATATGTGATGACAATGAAACAGAATCAGTAGAGACTATTAAGAATAGTACATCACCTATTGCAATGGGTCATTTAGAGATAAAAGGTTTTGAAATGCATAACGGCCACTTTAATGACCACGGCCAAGAAAAGGCAATGTTTAAAAGATTTGAAAAAGTTTTGTCTGGTCACTTTCATAAAAAGTCAGATGACGGACAGATATATTATCTAGGAACACAATACGAAATGACTTGGTCAGACTATATGTGTCCTAAAGGGTTTCATATTTTTGATACTCAAACAAGAGAGGTAACAAGAATACCTAACCCTATTAGAATGTTCAAGAAGATAATATACAATGATAAAGAAACTAACTATGATGAATTAGATATTACAGAGTTTGACAATTGTTTTGTTAAGCTATTTGTATCTAATAAAACAGATAGTGATATGTACGATAGACTTATGGATAGAATATACAATAAAATAAATGTTCACGCCATAGATGTTGTTGAAGATATGTCAGATGTTAATGTATCAGTTAGAGAAGATATACTTGAACAAGGAGAAGATACGTTAACCTTTCTAGGCAACTATATTGACCAAGTAAATACAGACCTAGACAAACAAAAGTTAAAGACTTTTGCAAAAGAACTATATAGCGAGGCAAGTGAATGAAACCAGAGATATTAGGTAATATAAAATTTGGACCATATGTGGCATTGATGAAAGTAGAACAGCCATTAATTGATGGTCTATTACAAAGAGCAGAAAATAAAAAAGTAGGTTCAGGAAATTCTGAACTAGCAAGTTTAATGTCAGACCAAAGAGGGTATAGTATGGAAGATAAAAAGTGGTTCGTAAAAGAATTTCAACCATACATAGACTCTTACGTAGAAGGAAATTGTGAATTTTTAAATACAACTTACAGAGAACCAGATTGGTCTAAATCTTTTAATCTATTAAGTTTATGGATTAATTATATGAAAGAAAATGAATATAATCCAGCACATACACATAGCGGAATGTTATCTTGGGTTATGTATTTAAAAACACACGACATAGAAAAAGAAAGAGAACAATATACAGGTAGAAGTGCTGGACCAGGTGCAACCGTATTTCATTATGGCGAACACTCTTTTCCACAATGGGCAACTCATACACAATCTTATTTGCCACAGGAAGGATATCTATGGATGTTTCCTGCTTTATTAAGACACGAAGTAATACCTTTTAAAACGCCAGGCACTAGAATAACGGTATCAGGTAATTTATATTTTAAACACCCGAGCCAAAAGTCAGACGCAGAACCAACACCTATGGATTCAGATTTTAAAAGAATAGATGAAATGAGACGTGATACTTTACCAACACCAACAAAGCTAGATGATACTATTTAAAAGACTAAATTATAAAAACTTCTTATCAAGTGGTAACCAGCCAATTGTTATTGATTTAGATAAGTCTCAAATGACTTTAATTGTCGGTACAAATGGTAGTGGTAAATCTACTTTACTTGACGCATTATGTTTTGTATTATTCAATAGACCATTTAGAATAATTAAGAAAGAACAAATGGTCAATACTATTAACAATGGCGATTGTATAGTAGAGGTAGATTTTGAAGTAGGCACGAAGAAATATAAAGTAAGAAGAGGTATCAAACCTAATTTGTTTGAAATCTTTTGTGATGGTAAGAAACTAAATCAAGACGCCAACAATATAGATTATCAAAAGTATCTTGAACAAAATATAATGAAGTTAAATTATAGGTCTTTTATTCAAGTAGTATTATTAGGGTCATCATCATACGAGCCGTTTATGAAGATGAAACCAAGATATAGAAGAGAAGTAGTTGAAGAGATACTTGACATTAGAGTTTTTGGTCTTATGGACTTAATATTGCGTTCTCAACAGAGCGACCTTCAAAAAAAGTTGACGGAGGTGAGGCACCAATGTGAGTTAATAAAGACCAAGTATGAAACTGAAGCAAAATACTTAAACACTCTGGAGGCCAAAGGAACAGACAACCAAACGGTAGCGCTTAGAAAACTAGAGGAAAATAAAACAAATAGACAATTATATACTCAAAAACTACAAGGTTTAAATGAGGCGATAGCAGTAAGTCAAAACGCATTAGTTGGCAAAGAAGATACTGAAAAGAAATTAAAAGAACTAGAAAAATTTGAAACAAAGATTGAACAAAACCTAGAGACACATAAAAAGTCATTGAAGTTTTTTGAAGAGAATGATAATTGTCCTGTGTGTACACAAAAAATAGACGACCAGTTTAAGGCAAATAAATGCGAACACGAAAAAGGTACAATCACCAAACTAGAAGACGGATTAGCCCAGCTCGTAGGAGAAATATCAAAACAAGAACAAAAGGTATCTGCTTTTACCAAGGTTTCAGAGAAGATATCCGATATGCAATTACAGATAGCAAAGGTTGGTTCCTCACTAGACATATTAAAAACGCAGAGTGACCAGATACAATCTGATATTGACAGAGTAAATGAAAAAGATGTTGATATAGAAGATATAAAATTAAGTCTAGTTGATATGAAAAAGAAATTAGGAGAAGCGGAAGTTGATTTAGATAAAGTACAAGAAGAGAAAGGCTATGTAGATATATTAAGAGAGATACTTAATGACAAGGGTGCTAAGGCACAGATAATTAGAAAGTATGTACCTATTATGAACTCACTTATTAATAAATATTTACAAGCAATGGACTTTTATATATCGTTTAATTTAGACGAAGAGTTTAATGAGACGGTAAAAAGTAGATTTAGAGATACATTTAATTATAATAACTTTAGTGAGGGTGAGAAGATGAGAATAGACCTTGCTCTGTTATTTACTTGGCGAGATATTGCTAGAATGAAAAATAGTACAAATACCAATCTATTAATATTAGATGAGATATTTGATTCATCATTAGACGGCCAAGGTACAGATGACTTCTTTAAAATTATTAAGACTTTAGAGAAAGAGAATATCTTTATTATATCACATAAAGGCGATATACTATTTGATAAATTTACAAACATAATTAAATATGAGAAAGTACAAAACTTTACACAATTAGGAAACATATGAAAGAACTAAAATTAATACCATCAAACGACCCTAGAGTGTTATCAGCAATAGCACCATTTAATGACGATATGCTAAAAGAACACGACTTTAAAGATAGAAAAGAAGTATCTAAAGCAATGTTTATGGCAATGAAGAAATATGGTGGTATAGGTCTTACTTGCAATCAGGTAGGTTTACCATTTAGAATGTTTGTTATGGGTAATCATTTACAATTAAATAATGGTGAAAAGTATTCTTGTTGGAATCCTATTATAAAAACTCACTCAAAAGAAGACATATTAATGTCAGAGGGCTGTTTAACTTTTCCTTACTTATTTTTGAGTATCAATAGACCTAGAACTTGTACCGTTGAATTTGAAGATGATGATGGTAAGAAAGTAGAAACAACCTTTGATGGTATGTTCTCACGAATCTATCAACACGAATTTGACCATACACTAGGCATTACCTTTGTTGAAAAGGTTTCTAAATTAAAGTTTGATATGGCCAAGAAAAAGGCAGAAAAGATGTATAATAGAGACCTACAAAGAGCAAAACTACAAGAAGCAAGACAACTATCCCAGACTTGACAATAACAAAAATTTAGAGTACCTTATATATTATGGCTTATTCGTGGAAGAAAGGTATGTCTATTGACGACCAATGGCAAAGTTGGCAAGACCACAACCCAATAGATAAAATACCTAATATAGATACAGAAACTTTAAAAGAGGCAGTTATAAAAGACTTATCTTATGTCTCTGCTATGGACGTTAAAGAATATACACTATATCAAAAATGGTGTGAAGTACACGACAAATATCCTACCGAAGAAGTCAATAGTTTCTTTGACGATAAACCAGCATTAAAGAATCCTGAACAAGGTGCATTACTACAAGAGATTAAAAATAACTTTTGGTTACCTGAAGACCAAGAAGAATATCTTTATTTAGAACCAGAATTATTATGGACAGATGGTGATGATGTAAAATCAATCACAGGTGCTAATATGCCAGCTATCTGGAATGGTATGAGAACGTTTTTATCAACTATGAAAAACAATAGTAATATTGGTAGAAATCTTAACTTCTTAATCAGAGATAAGAAAACAAAGAAACTATTAGGTGTAACCTGTATGTCAAGTGATTTCCTAGACTTGACACCTAGAGATAATTACATTGGTTGGGAACGTGTTGCCAAGACTCAAAGAATGATTAATCATACTTGCATTGGTAGTACAATAGTACCAATACAGCCGCTTGGATACAACCTGGTTGGCGGGAAACTGCTAGCATTACTATGTTTGAGTAAAACTATTGAAGATACCTGGGAATATCAATATAAAGATAAATTAGTAGGTGTGACCACAACAAGTCTATATGGTAAGACAAAAGAGATACCATTATCACAATACGATAGATTAAAATACTGGAAGAAAATGGGTTGGACAGCAGGTAGTGTATCATACGAACCACTATTAAAGACTAGAAAAATGATACAACAATGGCTAATGAAAAATCATACTTACAAATACTTTGAATGGTATGTTGCCAAGAAAGATACAGGCCAACCACATAAGAGAGACCATAGAAATAGGTCACATACGTTTACTTATAATCAACTAGGAATAGATAAGAAACTAATTAAATCTGAACACGCTAGAGGTATATACTTTGGCGAACTATATGAGAACACTAAAGAATTTTTAAGAGAAGAGATTAAAGAAGACAAACTAGTAAGAAGATTTGACAATTCAGTAGAAGCATTAACTGATATATGGAAAAACAAGTATGCCAAGAAGAGATTGGCTAGTTTAAAGAAACAGAATAGAGTATCTACCGAGACACATTTCTATGATGATATTATCTATATGAATTGGGAAGATACAAAAAACAAATACTTGAGCAACGTAGGGAGATAAATAAATGCAAATAAACGAGTATCAAACTCTAGCAAAAAGCACGGCGATATACCCAAAAGACAAAGCGATGGTCTATCCAGCACTAGGTTTAGCAGGCGAAGCAGGTGAAGTTGCGAATAAAGTAAAGAAAGTGCTCCGTGATGGAACAGAAATTAAAGATGTTAGTAAAGATATCGCCTCTGAAATTGGCGATTGTCTCTGGTATCTCAGCGTATTGGCTGGTGATATTGGTTGGGACTTGGAATCTATTGCTAAGTTAAACATAGACAAATTACAAGACAGAGCGAATCGTGGGAAACTATCAGGTTCCGGCGACAATCGGTAGCACGAATCTATCAAAAAAGAACATTACCAGAACATCATATAAGCGGAAAGCGTTATGGACCGTGAAGAAATAAACGCTTGACATTTACGATTTTTTCCTTTAGGATGAAATATATGATTAAAAAGGACACTAACACTATGGTAAATCTTGACGTTAAAGGCTATCTTGCCAAACTAATCGCTACAGAAAATATTATAATTCAACACAACAAAGTACAGACAGCTTCGTTTGATGTTAAGAATAGAGTATTAACATTGCCTATATTTAAAGAGCAAAAAGGTGATGTATATGATATGTTAATTGCTCACGAATGTGCTCACGCATTATGGACACCTTATAAAAAGTGGGAAGAAATCGCTACAGATAAAGAATTAAGAACATATGTTAATGTTCTTGAAGATACTAGAATTGACAAATTAATTCAAAAGAAATATCCTGGTGTTGTTAGAAACTATCAAAATGGTTTTGATATATTAGATAAAAAGAATTTCTTTGGTCTTATTGGTAAAGATATTAATAAAGACCTTATGTTGATTGACAAAATCAATATTAGAAGTAAATCATTAAACAGATTACCATTCATATTTGCTCCTGAAGATAAAAAGTGGTTAGCAAAGGTTGACGCCATCAAGACTTTTAAAGATGTCGTTGACCTTGCTAAAGAAATGTTAGAATGGCAAAAGAAACAAGTTGAGCAAATGAAAAAATTACCTGATTTTGACCAACACGTTATCGCAAAAAATTATGACCTTGGTGATGATGAAGAATTAGATGATGACAATGAAGAGTCTAATGCTGTTCAAGAGTCAGATGACAATTCAGATAGTGATGACGAAAAAAATGACTTCAATAACTTTGGTGACCAAAAAGCAGATGATGAAAAATCTTCTAGTCAAGATGGTGATACTAAAGATGGTAAAAAAGAAGATGATAAAAAAGGTAAAGAAGAAGCTTCACATTATGGTCCAGGTGCTGGCGGTGATTTTACTGAAGGCAAATTATTAAAAGCGGTAACACAGGAAGCTTTTGATAATAAACATAAAGAATTATTAGATGACTCAATCAAAGGTTATGTTTATGGTGAGTTGCCAAAACCTAATTTCAAAGATGGTTTAATTACTTATCAGACTTTCTTTAAAGAATTTGAAAAAGAAAAACTAGACGCTAGAAGACATTATAATGTTTCAGCATATGATAAGTGGTTAAAAGACGCTTACAAAAAATTTACTAGAGAAAACAAAAAGACGGTTTCATATCTTGTAAAAGAATTTGAAATGAAAAAAGCCGCTACTGCTTATAAGAGAGCAAGTACAGATAAAACTGGTATTATTGACCCATTAAAATTACCTAGATACAAACATAGTGATGATATCTTTAAAAGATTGACTATTATTCCTGATGGTAAAAACCACGGTATGATGATGTTGCTTGATTGGTCAGGTTCTATGAGTGATTGTTTAAAGTCTACCGTTAATCAGTTAATTAACTTGGTAGAATTTGTTAGAAGAGTTAATATACCTTTTGAGGTTTATTTCTTTACTAGTGAAAGAAAATATTTTGCAGATGAAACTGGTTATGATAAATCTTTTATTTACAAAAATGGTGACTGGATGTTTGAGAACT